AGTAGCCGACACGGCAGTGCCAGCGAGTACAGATGGATCGGCGGGGGTTTCACTCAACGTGCCGTTAAGTTGGACATAGTAATCCTGCCCCGCAGTTAAGCCAGACTGTGCGTCATTAATAGAGCAACCCGTCTGGACACCAGCAGATGTACCGTCAGCAGCAGCGCCATCTGCAAAGCCTATGAAGTTTTCGGCGGTAAGGTTGGTGGAGGTGTAGCCCACTGAAAATACATTACTTGTGCCGTAGTCAAGATTAGCGTCATCTTCATAAACTATAGCCACTCTTTCTGACGTGCTATCGTAAGAGGCAAAAACATATTGTGTATTACCGCTTTCAAACGCAACCGCAGTATCAAACGTAATAGATGTCCCCGAAACCGTTCCAGATATTACTCTGCCAGAAACATTAGTGTCATCGTCATAAGCTATAACGATTTTTCCAGCAGCGGAGTCAAAAACTACGCTAGTCCCAAAGCCAGTCGAACCCGAATGAAAAACAACAGAGGTGCCAAAACTGATAGAATTATCGGATGGGTCAACCGTACCCACAATAGCGGTTCCATAACTATTGCCACCCGCTGCGGAATTTCTGTAGGATATAACAGCTTTATTGTTAAGGCTGTCAAAGCCGCAACCCATCCGGTATGTGTTCCCACTGTTAAAAGTCACAGCAGTCCCAAAACTAATAGAGTTGTCGGATGGATCAACACTTCCGACAATAGCTTTGCCGTAATTGCTTGAACTGTCGTGCCTAAAGGCTATTACAACTCTATTAGAGTTGGAGTCAAAAGTAGCTGCAATATTGGTTACTGTTCCGCTTTGAAATTTTACTGGCGATCCAAATGACAAGCTAGTCCCGGAGACCGTGCCGACCAAAGCCCAGCCCTCTTGCGGAGAAAGTTCTTTTCTGGCAAGAAATACAACCCTATTTGAGTTGGAGTCATAAACGGCGGAAGTCCACTGAACATCAAAACCAAAAGGGCGAAATATCGGTGTGCCAAAACTTATAGAGTTATCAGATGGATCAACCGTACCCACACCGCAATATGAGTTATTAACCCAAGCCACCTTGTTGGTACTTGCATCAAAAGTTATGGAGTTCCATTGCCCGGCCCCCAGTTCAGCCGCCTGCACGGGCGTTCCAAAACTAATAGAGTTGTCGGACGGATCAATAGTTCCTACTGCCGCTTTAGACCCAGAATTCATAAAAATTACAACGGTTCTGTCACTGTTAGAGTCATAGGTACTTGAAGTGTAGGATACACTTGCTGTTTCAAAGACAACGGGCGTACCAACTCCCTCAGTTCCAGAGCCTCCCCCAACAGCACTTACAGTGCCATCAGCATTAACCACAACCGTGTCGCCGTTAGCCAATGCACCACTGGCAACAGCCCGTACTTCACCATCTACAGGTGTGTTGCCTATGGTACGCATTAGCTGATCTCTTCGTAGCTTACGATCACTTCCAGATCATTCGCAGTGCCAGCAGTTGCTGTGATTGAGCGATCTTCCTCAAGGTAAATCGCAGTATTCTTATCCAGAGCAACTAGCGATGAGTCCCCTGCAACTGATACAGTGCTAACAATTGAGTAAGCCGTGCCACCGCCAGAAGCGGCGCTGTGTACGTCAACCGTAATATCGCAAGCATTTACGCCATCTACGTTAGCCACTTGGATCATGTTGATCTTGAACACCTTGCCGCTGGATGCAGCGTTGCTGACCAGCGTTGTCTGTGAAGTTGTAGAAAGCGCGATAGTGGCGGATTTGCCTATGATCGTGCTTACATCTACGATATTTGGTGCAGCCATTTTCTAGCCTCCTTTACCCAAAAACGATAGCCATAGCTATGGCCTTACCAGTTGAAATTCCAGCACTACCAAAACTAATAGTACCCGCTCCGTCCGTAACGAGAGCTTGCCCGTTAGTTCCGTCTGATGTGGGGTAAGTAATGCCACTTGAAGTTAATCCACTTGAAGTCAGTGTGCCAACACTTAAAGAATTAAAAGCATCCACAAATGCAGCGCCTGCCCCAGCACCGTCACTATATACAGCTTTGGTTTGACCCGCTGGAATAGTTACATTAGCACCAGACCCTTGAGAGATTATAATATTTTGAGATCCAGTTGTAGCATTTTCAATGAACCACATTTTACTGACAGTGTTTGGGCCTATTGTGATTGTACATGCACTGTCGAGAGTTCCTGTATACTTCAAGAACATTGATCGACCAGCGTCTGATGCGCCATCAGCAATCGTTGTTGTGTGAGTATCAGCGTTGGTTGTTATGGCCTCTGTGCCATAGCTAAACGCCTCACCGATCAATTCGAGGTTAGTATTCGTGACTGTTCCCCATGAGCCTGACTGATCGCCAGTAGCCATCTCATTTAGGCGAAGGTCATTTACATAGGTTGAAGCCATGTCAATTTATCCTTGTTTTAGTCGATGCGAATGATAGCAGTCGCGCCGGGTGCTGGGAATACGATGCGGAATGTACCTGACGAAACTGTAAAGTCTCCACCGAAATCCAAAACAGCGATTGCATTATCGCCTGCTGTTGTGTCGTTATAGATCAACGCACCGCGAGCCGTGAAAGATGCGCTTGTCCACTCTGGGTTATCAAAGTCAACATATGCTGTTGTGCCACTCGTAGCTACAGTTGAGTTCGCAAGAGTTTCGCCACCAGCACTGTAACCTGTTCCAGTTACTTCATTAGTTGCGGTATATGCAGTTGTTGATGCATCTAGTGTCGCTGAAGAAGTGTACAGCGCGATCTTGATTGTGTCAGTATCAAGATCCTGTTCCTTGTTGAACAAGTCTGCTTTGAAACTTGTACACATTGCTTGAGTAATAGCCATTATAGACCTCCGTTATATTCTGCTGCGTAATCGCGTTGCATTTCTTGTACTGTAAGTTGCACTGCTTCGTCAAATTGTGTCTTATAAAGCGCCAGTGTTTCCCCAGCTTTGAGGAAGGCTGAAGCCTCATATAGACACGCTGCAAGCAACACATTTTCGGCGTTATCACCTATCCAATTGTTTGTGTTACCTGAACTCAGGCCCGTTTCAGGGGCGATAAAATCCACTTGATAGGTGTCAGTAGAATCTGGAGTAGGGGCAAGAGTTATCACAGTCCCAGCCGTACCAGCATTTTTTGTGCTATACATGATTGGAGTGCCTTGCGTTGTCGCGTTTGGAGAGTAATCGCGTATATATGAATCAACTCTATGGTTCAGATAAGAAGCCACGTTAGAAGATATAATGGATACTTGACGGATCATCCTTGCAGTAGGGATTGTATAGTCAGCAGTCCCAGCGACCATACTTCCTGTAGTGGTTTTGCGATAGCAGGGCAGATTAGGCAACCGCTGAAAAATCATTGTCTCAGCTTGCTCTATGATTTGGTCAATAGAGGCTTGTAGCTCAGAGCTATCATCTTCCAAGAAGTTCTGAATATTTGCAACTAACTGTGTGTAATTCATTTATTCACCCCAAGATCCAGTTCCCCAAGCGCTTTCACCCCAGCCTAAATTAAATTCAATTTGAGATGTCCCTACGGCTCCTGTACCGGAAACTCCTGTCTCAATAGCCTCAGACGCCGACACTTCTTCACCAATAGCGCCCGTTGCACCTATACCTGAAATACCTGTCACAAGCAATTGAATGTTGCCATTGCCAGATATGCCAAAGCCTTCTACTTCGCCCGTACCAGCCACGCCTGTTCCAGAAAGCTCAACTTCAGGAACTTCAGTTCCTATTGCGCCTGTGCCAACTGATGAATCTGGAGTTAAGAAGGTTTCAAGGAACTCTGTTCCAATAGCACCTGTGCCAGCGACACCAGCTTCATTTAATTCAACTTCAGGAACTTCGGCTCCCACTGCGCCCGTACCAATGACGGATGCTACTGGAGCGTCTGTTGTAATAAAGAATGTGGATACGCCAATATCGCCTGTAGCGGCTACACCTGTCGCGTGTGGCTCGTTGGTGATTTCTGATGTTATGCCAATAGCACCAGTACCAACTACACTTGATGGAACTGCATCAAGAGCGAATGTTTCAGTTCCTGTTGCGCCTGTACCAGCTACGCCTGAAACCACAACATCTTCGTTGTCGGATACAATCGCTGTACCTATAGCGCCCGAACCAGAAACTCCAGTTACATCGAAGATGTAATCAAAGTGAACTTCACTAACAAATCCAATTGCACCTTGGCCGTGGACACCCACGCCGGGACGTTGTCTGGGATCTATAAACGGATCAAAATTGTACCCTATAAATACTTCTGCATTTTCGGGGTCTGTATCTGGACGCGGATTAAAAAGTGCTGTCGCATCGACAACATTCTTTGCAGGCGTGAGCTGCGGTTGTTTTGGCTCCCAGTCTTCTGGTGAAACACGCAAGCCATCCCAAGTGGTCTTCAGGTCAGTGTATGGAACCTTTAGACCACTTCTGTCGCTTATCGCTTGGGATTTTTTTCCGCTTGCGTATTTAGCCATTAAGATAAGTTCAGCGCAGTTGGCTGAATCCTCAAACTTACACCATCATTGTCAGATGCCGCCGCAAACGCGAAGGCACGTTCATACATTTCGTTTAAGATCTGAAACTTTTCGTTTGCATACTTTAGGGATATTTTACTGGCCAAGCCAGCGCAGATGCATTCGTTCCAGCGATATGGAATATCTGCGTCTTGATTTGATGCCGTGACATCTTCAAGCTGTCTGATTGCCCAGTAAACCATGCTGTATGTATCCCGATCAGGAACCTGCCAAAAGTATGCGACAGGCGTATATTGCTTGTCGAGCATATATTGGCTTGGCTTGCCGGGGGAACTTTTGTTTGGCAGTTGATTGTAATCAGCAATTGATACACG